AGATGGTGGTGGTGCTACAAATCTATATGGTTTTATATCAGCAATAGGTTCTGATGGTTTTACTGTATCTGCTGGAACAACTAATGCTAGTGTAGTAAATCATAATGGAAATAATTATGCTTCATGGAATTGGTTAGCTTCAAACACAACTGCATCAAACACCTCAGGAAGCATAACCTCAACTGTTAGTGCTAATACTACAAGTGGATTTAGTATTGTGTCTTGGACAGGAACAGGAAGTGCAGGAACTATTGGTCATGGATTAGGTATTACACCTAAAATGATTATAGTAAAAACTAGAGGTAGTTCTGGAGATTGGTCTGTATATCACTCTAGTTTAGGTAACACAAAAAATTTAAAATTAAATACTACTGCGGCAGAACAAACATCAATTAATTATTGGAATAATACTTCACCGACTTCTTCTGTATTCACAGTTAATGATGAAGGAAATGTTAATGGTAGTAGTGTTGCCATGATTGCCTACTGCTTTGCAGAGAAAAAAGGATTTAGTAAGTTTGGCAGTTACACAGGTAATGGAAGTACAGATGGAACATTTGTTTATACTGGATTTAAACCAGCTTGGGTTATGATTAAAAGAACAGATGCAATTCAACAATGGGGTATTATGGATAACAAAAGAAATACTTTTAATCCAATGAACGCACCATTATTCGCAGAATCTAGTCAAGCTGAATCATCAAGTGCTTTTAATAATTTTGATATATTGTCTAATGGAATGAAGATGAAAACAGGAGATCAATGGACTAATGCTTCTGGTGGAACATACATCTACATGGCATTTGCTGAATCCCCTCTAGTCGGAACAAATAACATCCCAGCAACGGCGAGGTAGCCGTGTTTTTTGGTGCAACTTCCTTTGCTGCAGCACCCTTCTCGGATGTAGGGTTCAATCCAAATGCATTCGTTAATGTATTAGGCTCACAGATTAATCAATCCAATAATACTGTTGTCGTATTAGGTAAAGCTTTAGTTCTACCAACAGGTATTCAAAATAATTTAAGTATTGGTAATTTAAAAGTAGCAGATGTTATTGGTGTCGATGGAATTGCAACTGCATTATCAACAGGCACCGTTACTGTTGCAGCAGGAGCCGATGTCAGTGTTACAGGCAACCAGGCAAACTTTACAACAGGTACAGTTAATGTAGCAGATGTAGTTGGTGTATCTGGTAATAGAGTTAATTTAACAACGAACGATGTAACAACCACTGCTGATGCAAACATCTCGGCTACTGGATCAAGAGTTAATTTAGATACAGGAGTTGTTACATTTAAATTTATATATTCTGTTACAGGATCTGGTGTTAATTTATCTACAGGCACCATTGCAACAACTGCAGATGCAAATGTATTACCAACAGGATCAAGAGTTAATACAGATACAGGTGAGGTTACCATTGTTGCAGATGCAAATATTTCTGTTACAGGAAATAAAGTTGATATTGAAATTGGTAACGTAACTACAAGAGCAAATGCTACAGCAATTGTTACAACCAATAGACAAAATTTATCTACTGGAACCGTTACAATTAAAGCCAATGCTACAGCACTACCAGCAGGAAGTGGTTTAGAAATTGGTACAAGTATGATAAACGTTAAAAAATGGGATGGAGTGGTCCCTGGTGCAAGCCAAGAGTGGACCCCTATTCAAACATCGTTAGGTAGTTAATATGTTATTTGGAGCAACATCATTTGCAGCAGCACCTTTTGCAGGAGTCGGAGTTATCAACATCACGGTTCAGGCAACAGGGAATCAAATAAATTTAGCTGTAGGTAACACAAATGTTGGATTAGTGACTACTGTCCCAGTAACCGGTAGACAAATAAACCTTGCAACTAACACCATAAATGTGATAAACTGGACACCGATACCTCCAGGGGCATCACAGGTTTGGATCCCAATAGATCCAGATAATCCATAGGAGAATAAATGGCATCAAGTACGTCGAATGATTTAAAACTAGAACTCATTACTACCGGTGAAAAATCAGGTACATGGGGAACTATTACTAATACGAACTTACAAATTTTAGAGCAAGCTGCATCTGGATATTTATCTTTAAGCGTTGGTTCAGCTGATGTAGCATTATCACTTGCTAATTATGCAACATCCAATGGTAAAAATTTATATTACAAATTAACTGGAACTCTAACTGCAAATAGAGTTGTTACTATGCCAGATAGTGCTGAAAGAGTTTTCATAGTTGAAGATGCAACAGATAGATCTTCTTCTTTATATACATTAACCATTAAAACAGTTTCAGGAACAGGACTTACTTTACCAGTTGGATCAACTACAATTTTATATTCTGATGGAACTAATATTACCGGTAAATTACAAACCAAAGGTTATATTACACCAGGTGCAACATATACTGCAGTTAATGGTGATCAAGTTTTAGTCGATACTTCTGGAGGTGGTATTGGTGCACCAGTTACAATTAATTTACCAGCATCACCATCAGTAGGTGATGAAGTCCATTTCATAGATAGTGGTAATAACTTAGCATCAAACAATTTAACAATTGGAAGAAATGGATCTAATATTTTAGGATCTGCTTCTGATTTAACGGTTTCAACAAATACAGCAGCATTTACATTAGTTTATGTTAATGCAACAAGAGGCTGGGTTTATAAAGATAACATATAGGAGCTGAACAATGGCTCTGATTGATTTTAAATTCTTACCTGGAATAGATAAACAGGATACAACGTCCGGTGCTGAATTTCGTTGGGTTGATTCTGACAATGTAAGATTTAGATATGGACTACCAGAAAAAGTCGGGGGTTGGTCTTCTTTAATCACCGATACAATTGTAGGTGTTGCAAGACGTGAGTTTGCATTCGTTGATTTAGCTGGAAACAGATATGTAGCAATTGGAACGGATAAATTTTTACTTATTTATTTTGAAGGTCAACTGTATGACATCACACCTTTAAAAACAACTTTAAGTTCTGCAACCATTGCAACAACAGATGCTTCAGCAGTTTGTAATATTACAACTGGATCAAATCATAATTTAACATCAGGTGATATTGTATTACTCGATAATGTAACTTTACCGGGAGGAACAGGTTATGCAGATTCTGATTTTGAAGATAAATTATTTCAAGTAACCGGTATTGTATCTGCAACAGAATTTACAATTACACAAAGTTCAAATGCCACAGCAACAGTTGCAACCGGTGGAAGTATAGATGTCAAACCTTATGAACAAGTAGGTCCTGCAGAACAATCATATGGTTATGGTTGGGGTATTGATACATGGGGATCCGGTAACTGGGGAGAAGCTGCTTCAGCATCTGACGTGAGTCTGGAACCAGGCCTCTGGAGTTTAAGTAATTTTGGACAAGTACTTATTGCAACCATTGCAAATGGTAAAACATTTACATGGAATGCAGGAGATGCTGCAAGATTAACAACAAGAGCATCAACAACTACATCAGGATTTGAAACGACTAATAATCCAACAGCAACTAGAGTATCTTTAGTATCTCCTACAACTAGACACTTAATTCATTTAGGAACAGAAACTACTATTGGAGACACTACTACTCAAGATGATATGTTTATAAGATTTTCTGATCAAGAAAATATAAATGATTATACTCCAACTGCAATTAACTCAGCTGGATCACAAAGATTACAAGATGGTACAAAAATTGTTGGATCATTGAAAGCAAAAGAAACGATTTTGGTCTGGACGGATAATGCTTTATATACCATGAAGTTTATAGGTGCACCATTTACATTTGGTTTTGAACAAGTAGGTACGAACTGTGGATTGATTGGTAAAAATGCAGCAGTAGAAATAGATGGTGTTGCATTTTGGTTATCCAATAATGGTTTCTTTATGTTTGATGGTACAGTTAAATCATTACCATGTAGTGTAGAAGATTTTGTATTTGATCAATTAGATACTACCAAAGGTCAACAAATATACGCGGGTTTAAATAATTTATATACAGAAGTAGTTTGGTATTATCCATCACAAGGATCAGACTATAATGATC